ACCTGGACTTGGATAACCTGTACTTGGATAACCTTTGAACCTCACTACTATATAATCTACATAACACGGTTCTACTATATAATATACCAATCGGTTTATATCAATTTGATAGTTACTTTAATCTATATAACACGGTTCTACTATATATTATATAAATAACGGTTACTTTAATCCACATAACACGGTTCTACTATATAAACTATATCAGAACAGACATTTTGATTATTTAGCAACTGAACCAGTATAAAAACTATACCAGAACAGATACTTATATATTATATACCAGAACAGTTAATGCTAACATAGTTGATACTGGTTCAGTATAGAAACTATGTTGGGACTGTTCACCTATAAGTCTTACCCTATATATACAATATTGATACTGTTATAGGTAAAAACCTTACTGAGACTGTTTAAATGGGGTTTAGATTATAATACTACTGTTGTATTATGTACTTTTCTTGGAATAATCCTATTTTTGGAGTAAAAACCCGTAAAAGTTGGTATAAACCCCGTGATTTTTGAGCCTCCAACGACAAAAACGGTTGAAAACTCTTGAAATAATACAATTTAAGAAAAAAAATACGGGAAAATTTTTGATACTTTGGAAAAAATGCCAAGTTTTACACCTTTCCAGTATTAAAAACCGAGAAAATTTTTCAACCTCCAGGAAAATTTTTCAATATCTGGGTATTAAGCACCCACCAATCATGACAAAAACCAGGAAAATTTTTCAACCTCCAGGAAAATTTTTAAGCCTATAATAACCCTATACAGTGTTTAAAGCCTTATTCAGTACAAAAACTTTTCTTAGTATTACACTTTCTTAGTATTAAGATACTTTCTTATTCTCTTATTAGTATATATTATCTAATTGTTAAAGTAAGTTGTTCAAAATGGAGTACGAAAAGTAAAGATCTTTTTTATACCAATAGTACGGATATCATTGGCTCGTACAAGCCCATAGAACGCCTTTAAGACACTTTTATGTATTAATAGTATGTTAGTATTATTATTGTTATAGTAATGCCTTAAAACGTCTTAAAAATAAAGTTAATATTTTTCTTGCTTATGTGAAACCTTTTTTAGATATTGCAAGTATAAAAAATATAACAAAGCAAGTATAACACTAACGAAAAATAAATTAATAAAAACTTGCAATTGTAAAACCTTTTTAAGATATTGCACGTATAACAAGTATAACAACTAAACAAAGTAGCTTATGAACATTTACGAAGAAGAATCAGATTATAGAAAAATCCTTACTGAGTTTATCGGAAGGTCAAAAGAAATAAATGCTTTGAGTAATTGGAACGATTTGATGTCAGTTGTTAAAAAGATAGAATCAGAAGTTTTAGATGTGATTATCACTAAATCTTCATGTTCTATTATTACCAATGATAATATGTTTAATTGTGCGTTAAGAGATACTGAATATGGGAACAAAAATGAAATGGTGTTTATTTGCTGTATTAAATACATTGAGAGTAAATAATAACTTTATTTTTAATGAGTTAGTATTACTCTTGCTATAATAATACCTTAAAAATAAAGTTAATATTTTTCTTGCTTATGTGTAACCTTTTTAAGATATTGCAAGTATAAAGAATATAACAAAGCAAGAATAACACTAACAAAAAATAAATTAATAAAAAACTTGCAATTGTAAAACTTTATTAAGATATTGCACGTATAACAACTAAACAAAGTAGCTTATGAAAACTTACAGAAAATTAATGTTAACAGTCAGATACAACAATAATAAGGCTTATAGTTCTATTATTGGTTCAGAAAAGCAAGGTTTACACCTTCAAAAAGTTTCTGACTTAAAAATGATGTTTTATGGTACTTCTTTATACAGTGCTATCTTAGAAGGATTAAAATATTAAAAATAATCCTTGCAATTATCAAAGATATTGCATTCATAGGTTAAGGGACTTACCTACAAAAAGTCCCAATTTTAGAAAACAAAAAGATCATGAGAAAAAAATATAAAGTAAGATTTAATTTAGGAAAAGGAAAAAACTTCATGTTTTGGCAAGTAATAAATACAGAAACAGGTAGTTTTAAGTATTACAATCCGTCTAAAGTTTCAATAGTAATGAGTAACTGTTTTTTAAGAAACCAAAAAGCTACTGCTAATAAAATTTTTAATGGTTCAAATAAGTCTGTTTGTGCTTGGGTTGAATGTGACAACGTTATTATAGTAAAAGATAGCACTTTATCTTATAATAGTTTTAAAGTGTCTTACAATCCAAGAAAAAGCCCAAATTGGCAAAATAACAAAGGTGAAAATATTGATAGTCTTAGCATTAATTGCCTTTATACTGTTGACACTTCTATTTTTGCTGGTAATAAAGGGAGACAATTATTAATGGAAATTTAATTAAAATAATCCTTGCAATTGTAAAAAATTTTTTAGTAATTGCAAGTACAATAAGCATAGGTTAAGGGACTTACCTACAAAAAGTCCCAATTTTAGAAAACAAATTTTATTATGATGACAAGAAAAGAATTTAACTCAAAAATGAAAAGTTTAGCTGGTATTATTTCTAACATTACAAATCACAGCTTTGGCGAGTGCATAAGTGAGGCGTACAGCTTAGGAGACATGGCGTACTTTGATGCTCCTTTTAAGGAGGTTGCATCATTCCAAACCAGGAGGATAGATCACCTTGAAGTAAACAATTCTTTTAGTTCTTATTATAATTACGCCTTTGATGCAGTTAAACATAAGTACAATTTTGTAGACGTTTACAAAGAAATTTTTTACCTTAATGAAAGTGCGTCATTGGAAATTAACGCCTACACAAGTTCAAAAACTGCAAAAGTTATTCCTTTACATTGCAAAAATGGGCTTTACGAGTCTTATGTCTCTGAGAATGTTGTTTTAGTTATTGGTGGGGTTTCTTTGTTTATTACTCCAGAGTTAACACCATTCTCAGAGGTAAGAAAAAAAATTGCTGAGTTGGTAGTAGAAGTTGGGGCTTTTGGCATGCTTTCAGAGAAACCAATAAACAAAGATACTTATAACTGGTTCTTAGATAGTCTAGGACAAGATGTAGTTCCAGCTTGTACAATTTGTTTCAGTAAGTAAAAAATATTGCTTGGTACGTCCTTAGAACGTGTCTTTTTAATAAGAGCCAAGCAACAAAAGTAAAAATTTTCATTCATTTAAAACGATCAATATCATGGGAAAAATAAAATTATCATTCACACATTTAGGAGTATCTTTCAAAGATATAGAATTTTACCAGTATAACGATTCAAAGGTGGTAAGTGCCACAGGTAGAGGTTTATCAAAGGCAGTTAAAACTTATTGTAAATCTTTAAAAATGGGAAAAATTAAAACCAGGTACAGTTCGTTCGCTGGTGGTGACTCTTTAAGAGTAGAAATAGAAAATTTTGATAGTTCTATTACTGATATATTACAATCTATCTTTGAATACGGTTCTTTTGACTTCTATACAGATATGCAAACGTACAAAGAGTATCATTTTGATAGTATTACCATAGAAGGTGGTTATGTTCTTAGTGTAGGGGTGAAGTACTTAGGAGTTGAAGCTTTATAATAAATTTTTATAGCCCACAAAACGGCTATCATTGGAACGTCAAGAAAAATAAATCAATAAAAGATTGCAATTGTTAAAACTTTTTAAGATATTGCACGTATAATAAGTATAGGTTAAGGGATTCACCTACAAATAGTCCCAATTTTAGAAAACAAAAAGATCATGAAAAATTTACAAGAAATAAAAAAAGGAGATTCTTTTACTGGAGAAAATGCAGTAGGTAACAAAGTAACTAGAACATGTATTGGTTTCGTAGTATATACTCAATACCAGAGTGAAAATACACTGTTAGATGACCAACTTTTAAATAAAGAAGGTGAATTATTTTCTCACATGTCTGATTGGGAAGAAAATCACAAAAAAGCACGGTACGTAGCAAAAGACAAAGAGACTGCCTTGAAGTTTATAAAAAGAAATCAGAAAAAACATGAGTTTCAGTTGAATTTTAGACCTTACTTTAGTAATAGGTTTCATTAAACAACTATAAAGACGTAATAAAAACAATTATTAATTAAAATTCACCAGCAAGTAAAAATTTTCAACCATTTAAAACCAAAAATCATGGCAAATTTCAAAAGTCACAAAATAAAAGTTAACACAAATGAGTCTAAGAGCTATTTTAACGCTCATGACGCAATCTTAGACAGTGGGTTTGAGTATTTAGGTGAATATCGTAATGAAAACCCTGTGAGAGGCACTATAAAGAGAGACATCTACAAGAGAGTTTCAGACAATAAAATTTTTGCTTTTGCTGGTATGACTCACTTTAATACTACCGTGTATTACTTCAACATGAGAGAATACTCTGGACATTTACCAATAAATAATTACATTTATTAAAATAATACTTGCAATTGTAAAACCTTTTTAAGATATTGCACGTATAATAAGTATAGGGACTGAAAAGTAGTAAGTCCCATTAAAAATTTTTCAACCATTAAAAAACAAGATTATGAAGCATTTAATAAAGCATTTAGGTAAAGAGTTTAAGACATCTCATTTTTACAATATTAGTGATGAACAATGCAAAAAGATAAAAGAGCAGTTCTACGAAAAACCAAAAAAAGAACTTGTACACGACCAGTTTAACAAATTATACAATGGAGGCAAAAAAACAAACTTTATTATTGATTACTACTTAAAAGACGTAATGAGTAAAGCCAGACTTTCTACTTCAAAGTGGTCAATTAAAGAGTTTTTTGAATGTAATGATTTGATAAGATTTGCTTATGGTAAAATCAAAAACTGCTCAAATTTCTACAAAAGCACAGACTCAGATATAAAAAATATTAAAACCGTGCTTAGATTGTCTCCTTCTGGTACTGCTGGTAAGGTTTCAAATTTTCCATACAAAACAATGCTTGATGTGTTAGGTAAGTACAACCCAAATAATAATTATTACGACTTCTCTTGTGGTTGGGGTATAAGATTATTATCATCATTAGCTAATAACATAAACTACTTCGGAACTGACCCAAATGATGAGTTAGTAGAAAGATTAAAAACGTTATCTAACGACTTTAAAAGTGTCACTAATTCAAAAAGTAATATAGATATCAGATGCAACGGCTCTGAGGTTTTTACGGCTGAGTGGGAGGGCAAGATAGGGGTTGCCTTTAGTTCTCCACCTTATTTTGACTTAGAACACTATAACTCAAAAAACCAATCAATTGAAAAAGGTGGTTATGAAAAGTGGCTTAAAGACTATTGGACTCCAACGGTTAAGAACATAAATAAATACCTTATTTGTGATGGTTATATGATTTTAAACATGAAAAACATAAAAGGACACAACACGCTTGATGATATGTGTGATATAATTAAAAGTGAAGGTTTTGAGTTTATTGAAAACTTGGAATTAAAGAACATAAACAGAGTTATCTTAGCGAATAATGGCAAAAACACAAACGAAACCATAGCTGTTTTTAAAAAAGTAAAATAAATATTGCAATTGTAAAACCTTTTTAAGATATTGCACGTATAATAAGTATAGGGACTGAAAAGTAGTAAGTCCCATTAAAATAGCAGATTAAATTAAAAAATATGTATTTATTTATAGACACAAAAGACAAAGTACACGATGCAAGTGGTATAGAAAGACCTCAAAACTACTATTGGCAAAAATTTAGAGTACAAGGACAATATTACCCTATAAGGTTGATTGATGAAGATGAAATTCACGAAGAAATAATAGAGTTTTTATATGAGAATGACAATTTACCAGATGTTAGTTTAGATGAAATAGGGTTAGACGTATTCACAACTGAACAATTAGAACGTAGAGATTTTTTTATGAGTATGTTTTAATTGCATATAACGTATTGCCCCATCAAAAAAAAAATAACTAAAAAAGATTATGACAAGAATAAATTACGGAATACCCGTTGAAACGTTATCAAACCAGCATTTAATAGCTGAACATAGAGAGATTAAAAGAATACCTAATTGTGTTGGTAAAGGTAAATTTTCAATGAGTAACCAACCTAAAGAGTTCAAGCTTGGCACTGGTCATGTTAAGTTCTTCTATGATAAGTTAGGCTACTTACTTACCAGGTATTGCAAAATATACGATGAGTGCATTAAAAGAGGTTTCAATGTGCAATGCTATATTGATGCTTGGAATAACATACCAGATAAATTTATGAATGACAGTAACCCCACAGAAAAAGATATAGAAATTGTTAAACAGAGAATAAAAGAAAGATCATGAGCATAACAACCATAGTAGATAGAGAAACAGAAGTAGTAGATGTTGAAAAAAATTTAGATGGAACATACACAGTAGTTTGTTATTTTGAGTACAATAACTATGAAAAGGAGTTTAACTGCGAACAAGAGGCACATTCGTGGGGTATGAGAAAATTTTTAGAAGAAATGAATAAAGAACGTTGCAATTAAGAAAAATTTTAACTATATTGCATTCAAAGGTTAAGGGATTTACCTACAAATAGTCCCAACTTTAAAAAACAAAGATTATGACAAAAGCAGACGTATTAAACATGATTAGTGAAGGTTGGGTTTTACACGCAAAAGAAGGTGAGAGTGAAGGTGTACTTTACCCTAACAGATCTTTCTTTTGGAAACAAAGAGTTGAGTTTAGTCTCACAAATAAGGAAATAAGCGAGTTACTATATCCTAACAGGAAAAGTTATACAGTACACGCACTTGATTTTGGAACTACTCATGAGGTAGTAATTACTGACTGCATCACAATGGATGACAGGATAGAACTTACCAATGAATTATGGTCTGGAATGTTAGCAGACACAGAAAATTTTATCATAGAAAAGCAGTAAATTATTCACAACTTAAAAAACAAAGATTATGAACACAGTAAAATTATTATCATTCAATACAGAAAATAAAGCTCAGTTGTCAGCACTTAGCTTAGTAGCTAAAAGAAAAGCTGTAAGTTTAGCAGTTTGTGAAGTTGCAGAGTTACCACACATAAAGGAGTTATTTGAAACAAACAACTTTGTGAAAGCTGGTAATGTGTATCAATTTGTTTGGCGTGTAACCTATCAAAGGTTAAGTATTCATGCTGGTGTAGATGCTTATGAGCTATTAGGTAATGAAGACACTAAGAATTGTAAAGTGGCTATCTTAGAGGCTTTAGGATTGTTAGGACAGTTTGTTTGTATGCTTGGAGAAATGAAAGATAATTAATTCTTTAACACATGGTACGGCTAATCATTGGATCGTACCATATATTTTAATCAGTAAAAACTTGCAATTGTAAAACCTTTTTAAGATATTGCACGTACAAGACAATAAGGAATAAGGGACAGCCTTTTAAATAGTCTCAATTTTAGAAATAAAGTAAAATTAAATATTATGACAGTAGGTGATTTAAAAAAAATATTAGAAAAAATAGATGATGACAGGGAGATTTGGGTTAAAGACAGCAACGATAGTTGGAACTTTATAAAAGTAGATGAGGTTGACTTTAAAACTTACAAAAGTGTGGTAATAATTACAGAAGTACTTTATGATTACAATGACGAATAAAAACTTGCAATTGTGAAACCTTTTTAAGATATTGCACGTATAATAAACATAGGGACTGAAACAGTAGTAAGTCCCATTTAAAAATAACCAAAACGAAAAGATTATGAAATTAACAGTAGAAATATTACAAGAATGGTACAATGAGTTCAATAAGTCAATGTTTAATGGATTATTATTACCAGTTACTATAAAAGTGACAAAGCATAAAAGAGCATTAGGCACAGTAGGCACTATAAGAGGTTCTGGAGTAGTTTCTTTCTTAAACATATCAAATCTACTTAACAGAACAGAACAGTGTTATAAGGACACTTTAGCACACGAAATGATTCATGTTTTTCAAGTTCAAAACAAACTACCTTTAAAACATGACAAGTTTTTCTTCTCTGAGTGTGAGAGGATCAACAAATCTTTTCCAGAATTTAATCTTTCTGAGACTCTTAATTTTGATGAGTTAAAAGTTAATCCTGGAAAAACAAATAAGGTTGTAGTAGCTGTAAAAATTGGAACTTATGCAACTTTCATGACTGAAAAAGCTTACGAACGTGTAGGAGAAGCTTTCAAAAGAAGAGTTTTGAGCATGTTTAACCACTTCACACAAGAAGAAATAAACAATTGTAAAGTTTCATACATTCCTTTGTCTCATGCTCAGATGTACACTATTCACAGAGCCACCAGAACCTTAAATTATAATAAAATCAACGAAAAACTTAGCGAAATTATAGAAAAAGAGGGTAAATTGTTATTAAAATAGGAAAAAATTTAGTATATTGCATATATGAAAATAATAAGATTAACAAACGTAATAAGAGTAAACAACTTAATAAAGAGTGTTAAGTTAGTAGGAAAAGCCAAAGATATAACAATACTACTTAAAGGGAGAACTCCAAAAGAAGTAATAATAGAGATTAAAAAGTGGGCTTTAAAGAAAGAAATTAACATTAAAGATATTGAAACTGTAACATTTTAAGATATGAAGGATAATAAATATTTAGTAATCGTAAATTTTGAAGAGTCTGAACTTTGCCAAGTTGTTTACCTTATCGAGGCAACTAACTCAATAAAAGCAACACGAAAGGCAAAAGACCTTCTAATAGAGCAAATGAGCTTAGTAGCTTTAGGAGCTGATGTTGAGATTGAGATCTTTTTTCCAGTTGATAACGAGGGTAATGAAATAAAAGAAGGAGAGTTACTTTTAGTTGAAACTATCCCAGAGTATTCACAAGAAATGAACGAAGGTGAGAAGCTGGTGAAGGATGAGCCACTGTTTTTTGAGGAAATATTAAGCTATGAAGCTAATATGGGTACATTTAAAAAGCTTAATGGTGAAAAAATTTATGCCAGTTGTGACATATTCAGAAAAATAAATCAAGAAAATTAATAAAAAAATAAAGCTATGTTATACGAATACAACAATAAAGGAGAATACTTGCAGAAATACGAAGATTTAGATAAGTATGCAGAAAAAAAGGGTAAACATTTCACAAAGCATGAAAATTTTTACATAGATCAAGCCGACAATATTACATTTAACAGTAGAGTTGGCAGAGGTAAAGCCAGAAAGTTCTTAATTTACGCAAAAACCAACAACAACTTCCTAAAAGATGACGTAAAAATAGAAAAAGAAGACAATTCTTTTGTAATTATCAACATGCTGGGAGATATCGTAGGAGAGTTTACAAATGTAAATGAATGTGTTAAGTTTACTAAATTTACTCATGCTTATATTCATTCAAAGTTAAACCACTCAAAGAGCTACATAGGTAAATCTAATGAGTTTACTAACTTAAACACTTGTGACGGGCATGTTTTTGTCCTTAATTCATTACTAAACCAAGTTAAAATACTAAACCTATTAACATTATGAAAAGATTATTCGATATTATAAAAAATTTCTTTACTTATGAAGTTGAAGTTCCTGTAAAAGAGGAGGAGCTTGAAGATGACAACCTTACATCAGTTTACAATGTTATTTGTATTACTGGTTTAATTGGTCAACCAAGTAGACACTTTAACTTTTGCTCAGTAAAATCTGTAACTAAAGATATAGCCCCTCACTTACCAGAAGTAGGAGAGGTTGGTTTGTTGGAGTTCTCTAATAAGACAGAGGAAGGAATAATAGACAGAACAATAGAAGACTTAGAAGATATGAAGTTACCTGTTGTAGATATTAACAGAGGTGTTAGGACGACTATTATTTCTTTTATTCCCTATATAGATGATAGCATAGAGGTTGATTATATTACATAAAATTTTTTAATACATGGCACGGCTAATCATTGGATCGTGCCACTTTCTTTAACTACACTCCCTATTTTTAATACTTTTTTCGTATCTTTGTTATCAAAAAGTACAATTATGGCAAGAAAAAAAATAAATAATGGACTGAGAGAAAATCCACTAACTAAAAGTGAATTAACAGACTTAAAAATGGGTCTATCTAAGATAAATGATGAATTTGGGGTTGACTCTTGGGACATTTTAGACACAGGAGAAACTTTAGAGAGCATAGCTAATGTTGACGCTTACTTAGAGTTCGCTCATAAAAAGGTGTTTGTTGAACAAAACAAAACATACACAACTGTTCATGGCGATGAGTTAAGTATGGCGTTATCCGTTCAAACTATTAAAGCTCGTACAAGGCATTATTCTGCTCCAGAACAAGAAGAAGTATTAGCGTACCATAAAAAGTTCAACTCTGACCACATAACAGGTGGAGGTGGCATATTAACACTTTCAAGGAAGGCATTTATAGCTGGATATAAGCAGAGATCGAATATAAAAAAATTTTCAAAGACTCATTATGACGTTATTATAGGATTGTATGCAAGACAATACCAGCCTAATGAAATAATGTCCTACATGAGAAAAGAACATAGCATCAACTACACGTTGACTGCCCTTAGAGAGTTTCAAAAGATTTACTCAGATGAGATTGAGAAACAAATGAAGTCTTTCCAGAACAACATAGCTGATATAAGATTATCTCACAAATCATCAAGATTAGAACAATATCAAGAATTATATGAAAGATTAAAACATTTATTTTATAAAACTAACAAGACTAATTATAGTAGTGAAGCTATGAGAGCTTTAGAACTTGTTAGAAAAGAGGTTGAAGGTAACACTAAAAAGTTAGAAATTGACATTAATGGTAATATTAACATTAATCACGCTCTTAGTATTGATAATCAACAACAAATTATAGATAATATTCACATTTATGATATAATTATCGGTAGAGTAGCAAGTAAAGCTGGTAAAAATCCATTGATTTATATAAATGCACTAAGAAATTCCTTCTATGCAGATATTTTAGGATTTGGAAATAAAAATAAAGAAGAAGCAGAAATAAGAAACTTACCATCAGAATTTAACTTTGATTTAACAAAGTTAGAAGAAAAATACAAAAAATTTTCAACCCAACAAGAGGAAATTGAAACTATTGAGCTTTTTGAAACCCAAGAAAACACATATTCTTCTCAGTCTAAACTTGATGTGTTGAAAAAATTCAACGATAGACTTGAAGAAATGAAAGCAAGCAAGAAAAGTGCAGAAGGTTTGAATCGCTTGTAAGACACTTTTAAGACTCGTCACGACACTTTATACCTTTTTACTAAGATAATGCCGTGACGAGCCTAATTTTAGGCTATATTGGACAAATATTCATCTAATAAGTCTTCAAAAGTCATCTCCAATCCAGAAATGTCTGTTCCTACTGAGAAAAATGACAACTTAGAACCATCATCAACCAATGAAGTAGAGTCTGCGAGTAGTATCATATTGTTGTCAGCTAAGATTCCTCCATTAGTAGTAGTCCCTAAAGATACTCCACTTTCACTAATATCAGAACCAGATATATTCCTATTAGAAATATACAATGAATTGTTGGAAAAATTTTGAGTAGTTATAACTCCATTAGCTACATTTTGATTATTTAAAGCAATAATATTGCCAGCAGTATTAGATAAGTAGCAATAACTGATGTCAGTATTTATAAAACCAACTGGAGTACAAGTACCTATTGCTTCTTTTAAATAAACTGAGTAATGAAAATTATCCTCAGAAACAGCATTAATTCCTGGATTGTAGGAGGTGTTAAAGCCAAAATTATCAATATTAGCTATGTGTGAATAAGGTTCAAAGTTTAACACTCCAGTTTCAAGACCTGTGATAAGTCTTTTCCAATCTGTATAAGCTGTTTCCTTACTATTGTTAGCAAATACATAGAAACTTTCCAATTTATCCCATATTCCATCCTCTTTTAAGCCTCTAATTAAGCTATCTTGATAAAATCTTGCCGTTGAACTTGGTAACACAAGACCTTTCAAAGCCCAAAAGTCTATCAGTTGTTGATATTCTATGGTTGGATTTAAGATAGATTCAAGAACACTCTCATAAAAGTCTAACTTGATAGTTAACTCATCCTTTATCAAGTCTCTTACACTTTTGCTAATATCCTTAAAGTTGTTTACTGGAAAATGTAGAGTTTTATTGTGAATGAACTCAATTGCTACATCTTCACAGTCTCCAATACCTTCTATTGTTGATACTTCACCTATGTAATCGTTACTAAGGTTACTTAGATAGTAGTTTATATCCTCTATCAGTTTGTTAAGAGAGTTTATCTCTTGGATCGTTTGTTGATTATTCATTCTTTTTTAATATATGTTATTGACAATCATTGGTTCGGTTAAAATAAATTCTTATTATTTTAATTTAACATGCTTACAAGGTAGGTATAATTACTTAATAAGTCAAGTAATACTGGTAAAATAATTGACCCCCCTTGCATCCCCCTTTATAGTAGTGGGTTTTTTACGTCAAACCTTATTACAGACGTTTAAAGGTACTTTTATACATCCATAACATGGATATATAAAACCAAATACCCTATTATATCCATTATTGTATCCTCAGTATCTTTATCTTTAGGAGTGTTATTAAACCTTGCAATTTTATCATCAATCCTCATAGCTATACTATCTTTAGCAGTTATTTTAAGAGTGTTCACAATACTTTTAGGATTAAGAGAAGCATAACCATATTGTCGGTTCTTTTCTTCCATTAGAGAGGCTAACTCTTCCTTAAACCCTTCATGCTTTGTCGACAACAACATAGCGAGTCCCAACTTAACATCTTTACTCAAAACGTGATTAATAGCCACATCTTCTATTGATTCAATTGGCTCTTGGCGTGCGTTCTTAAACTCAAACTCATTTAAGATTGCTAATATTTGATTTTTTGTTATTCTACTTGTCATTTCTAATAATTAAACATTTTAACTTATACTCGAATAGGCTTAAATTTGAATCTTTGTACAACTCAATTTCTTCATCTGTTAATGTTAGCTTTAGTTCACCTATTTTAGTTAACACTTCATCAGTTTCTTTTTTAATAGAGTTTAATTGCTCTTCAATACTACTCATTAGTTCACTCTCTTTTCTTTTTATTTCAAAGAAAGACTTAGCTAATGGGAGATAATCAACAGCTTTTCTGGTTGTAAGCTTATTAGCTCTTTGAACCTTGTTTACGAAGGTCTTTAGATCAGTTAATTCACCCTCTCTTACCTTTGTGACGTTAAAACTCTTATTATCACTGTCAAACTCTAAGAAAGTGTATGCAAACACCTCTAATTCTGCCTCTAATTGAGGTAATACATCGTCAAGTACGCCCACACACTTGTCAATATTTTCATTTGTTATTTTCGTTATCATAGTACAAATATAATCAATTAAAAATTAACAAACAAGGCTTTTTGCTTTTGTGGATATTTTTTTGTATATTTGAATTATGTTTGATACTAACAATTACAATAACATAATAGCTGAACTGTTAGACAGTGGAGCTGATGTAGATAGAGATGATGAAGAAGCCTTCAAAAAAGAGCTTTCTGGTAGGATTAGAGAGGTTTTATTAGAAGATAGGCAAAATGAAGGTGAAGTTATGGAACTTTTTATAAAGAGGATTATGAGAGCTTTCACCTTTGCTCAGTTATATAATATTTTAAAGGATGACGAAGATAAATTAGTAGAAAAATATAAAGAAGATTATGAACGACTTTGATAATGATTATATAAAATTATTAAAAAACATAGTAAAAAATGGAACTAAACAAGGTGATAGGACTGGAGCTGGTAGAATTAATCTAACTTCATCAACTTTAAGTTTTGACATGACTAAAGGTTTTCCTTTGTTTCAGTGTAAATTTACTCCATTTAAGAACATTATTAGAGAATTGTTGTGGTTTATGAGTGGAGACACTAACATAAAGCCTTTATTAGATAAAAAAGTTAATATTTGGACAGACGATTCTTATAATTATTACGTAAGATTATACAATAAATATGCAGATAATAACCTGCCATTACTATCCAAAGAAGGATTTGTTAAAGCTATAAAAGAAGGTAACAACGATAAAGTTTTTGAGGATATTGACTATAATTATGGAGACTTGGGTAAGGTTTACGGGCATTACTGGTACACTCAATTGCCAGAAGTAATAAATCAGATAAAAACAAACCCAAACTCAGCTCGACACAGAGTAGATTGTTGGAGTCCTAACGAACAATCAAACTTAGATTGTGCCTTACCTCCATGTCATTATGGTTTTCAATTTATTTGTGTTGGTGATAAGGGATTGTCTATGGTTTTTAACATGCGATCAACAGACACTATGCTTGGATTAAGTTACAATGTAGCAAGTTACGGAGCTTTATTGTGTTTAATTGCTAAAATTACTAACAGAGTTCCTGTTGAATTGGTATTTCAAGGGGTAAATACTCATATTTACGCAAATCATATAGAATCTTACAATCAATTACTATCTCAGAAAGACAAAACGGTTAATTCATACCCTAAATTAGAAATAGACCTAACTAAAAATGGAGAAAGTATGTTTACATTAAGAAATTACAAACCTAACGATAAGATTTTTGCTCCACTTAATACCTAATTATGAATGAGATTGTAAAAAAGGATGAAGAAACCTATGAAAAGGTGTTTAATAACGCTGACAAGTTGTTTAACTTCGTACGTTGTGAAGAGTGCGACTTGCTTTTAACAACCTCATTTAGAGATAAAAAGGGCAAAGTTAACAATAGGTTTATGTATTCTCACATATTAACTAAAGGAGCTTTCCCAGAACACAGACATAATGAGGAGAATTTTCTCCTCTTGTGTAGAGATTGTCACAACAGGTATGAATTTGGGGATAGATCAAACATGAAAACATACCCAAAAGCAGAAAAAATTATGAATAAATTATTAAATTTACCCCCTTTTAAGTAGAATTATTACTATATTTGTGTTATGGAAAAGTTTTTTAACCTTTTAAAGAAGAAGACTAATAAAAGTCTTCATGATACATTGGAATTAGCATTACTTGGTAGTGAAACTGAGGAAGTGTTGATAGAAATGTTGTCTAATTCTGCTGATAAGGTTGATTTTATCCACGTTTTTAGCAACGGAGAGGCTGTAAACATATTATCGGTACATACTACGATATTGGAAAACCAATGGAACGAAGACATCTTAGAATACACTAATGTAATTGTAATTAACAAGGATGTCGAGAAAGCATTAATTATTGAAAAAACGATAGAGCTATACGGCTCTTATGAAGAAACTGAACAAGAATACAACAACTTTATTAAGAAATGGAAAGAACTTACACAGTAGTCGACTTTGAAACAGGAGGGTTTTACCCAGAAGAAAACACTTTAACCGAGATTGGGTTGGTAGTTTATGATGAAAACTTTAACGAGTTGGATTCTTATCAAAGCTACATAGTTCCTTATGATGATAATTTAATATGCAATCAAGAGGCATTAGATATTACAGGTCTAACGCTTGAAAAAATCATAGATGAGGGTAAAACTATCAAAGAAGTTGCCTCAGATTTGGACTTACTACTAAAAAAGTATAAAAGAACGCTCTTTGTAGCTCACAATGCTCAATTTGATTGGCAATGGTTGCCTCATTTTAAGCAGTATGGCAAAAAAGACTTAGTAAAAAAGTTCGACCAAAATACACTTTGTACGTTAGTCTTGTCAAGATTAGCTTTTCCAAGTAAAACAAAACACACATTAGGAGCTATGTGTGAAGAATTTGAAATAGAATTAGATAACGCTCACTCAGCATTATTTGATGTTAGAGCTACTGGTGAACTATTAGAGAAATTAGTCACAAAAATGAGAGGAGATGTAGTAACTGATGAGGTTACTATTGAGCAAGTTAAGAAAGAGTTTAAATTATAGCAATATGAAAGAGAAAGAAGAAGAAGAGTTAGACCTATTAAGAGTATTAGCAGAAGAGTTTAGAAAAGCTTGTGGTGATAACTTCCTAACAGTCAATCAAATAGCAAAGAGAATTAATAAAGATAAACCAGTAGTAATTGGAATTATCTCAGCATTACAAGAGGAAGATTACGTATTAATCGAAGCAAGTCCCTCTGTAAAATATAAGTTTATCCTTAGTGATGAACAGCGAAAACAAGCCTTACTATCTCTCAAAAAGTTCTATGAGTCACTACTTGTAGAAGTGGAGGCGGAATTAGTAACACTATAACAGGAACAAAACAAAAGCTATGTATATTTATATGTAGCTTTTTTTATTTTAAAGAATATGATAGAATTAAATAACAAAGGCTTTATAACAAAAGGAGCTTTAATAGAAGATATAAAAGGCAAAACGATATATGATTTATCGCAACAAGAGAGGACTTATAAAACTTGTAGTGATATTATATCCCTTTTGCCAGATAATGCCGTGAGCGAGCTATTAAGTGGGTGTGGTGGCGACATTGACGACATGATAGAGGTTATAAAGAATGAAACTAACCAGGTATTGCATCACACGCCTACTGGAATAGATTTACATTCTGGATCTTTTGAAGGGTTAACCTTTTTGCAAGCGAGTGTTGAGGAGAGTTTTAGACTTTCATCATTGGCTTACTTCATCCTTACAGTATTACCTCACTTTGATTTAGAACCTTTTCACATTGAATGGGCAAGATTAGTAGAAGAATACAATAGGTTGAATGTAATTGCTCCTAGAGGGCATGGTAAGAGTTATTTTTTCTCTTACGCTAACTTAATATGGAGCTTATATAGATACGCTCCCAAGACTGAAACTACGAACGTTCCATTGGATAGAGTAATGTGTCGTGAAACTATGCTATTTACTAATGAAATCTCCTTAGCTGAGAATTTATTAGGGCTTGTAGCTGACGAATTGCAAGAAAATGACAAGCTTAAAGAGAGATTATATGACAAAAACTACACAAATAAGCAGTCAATCATTTGCAAAAATGGTTCTAAGGTAATTGCTAAGTCTGCTGGTTCTAAAGCAAGGGGTTATCATCCTACTAAGATTATCCTTGATGACTACTTAAATGATGCTGTTATTACCTCTGCTGACCAAAATAAGAAGTATATTGACCACTTTTACTCAGTTATTTCTAACTGTTTAGAACCTAACGGACAATTGATAGTTGTAGGGACTCCTTTTACTCAGAATGACCTTTATAGTGATTTAAAAGCTAAGAAGTTTGAAAAAGGAAGCAAAAAAGGTAAAAATATATATACAGTAGCAGAATATCCAGCTATTAATCCTCTAACAGGGTCGGTTTTAGCTCCATCTCGTTTTACTTGGGATTCACTCATGGAGAAAAGATCACAATTTGGAGCTACAATTTTTTCAAGGGAGCTACTTTGCATTCCTGTTTCTGAGGCTTCTACTATCTTTACTCCAGAAATACTGAACGTTATGACTGAGGGAATGGAGGAATACTCTTTAGTTTCTTCAATAGAGAATTTTAAAATTAAAAGGTTTGATAGAGTTATAACATCAGTCGATTTGAGTATTTCAGCTAATATTGGTTCAGATTACACTGTTATTATCACGTTAGGGCTGATTGAAAATAAGGTTTACATCATCTCTATTGAACGATTTAGAAATAAGAAGTATAATGAACAGATTAAGGCAATACAACGCAACTACGCTAATTTTAGACCAGATGTAATTGTTGTTGAGAGTAATGGATTCCAGCGAGTAATGTCAGATATTGCTTCTGACTTAGGTATGCCTATTAAAAAGTTCCAAACTACGCAAAATAAAAAGGATTTGTATTACGGTTTACCAGCAGTAGCAGTATTAATGGAGAGAAATCAAGTAAAATTGCCACAAAAAGACAACGAAAACGGTAGAGATATACAAAGAATTACGAAAGAAGAGTTCTCATCTATCAGTTTTAACGAAAATAACAATAAGTTAGAGTCTGTTGGTGGGCATGATGATATAGCTCACTGTCTTTGGTTTGGACTTGTGGAGGCTTTTGCTACTAACAGTGGCGACAGAGCTTCGTTATTGGACTACTTAGAGTTTTAATTCTCCCTTTTTGATATAATTTTTTTGTATCTTTGTTTTATAAAAGTTATTAAAAATGGAAATAGAAAAGAAATATAAAGATATAGAGGAAAAAGAAGAGAATTTAAGATTGCAAAGACAAATATTGTTAGAAGAGGCTGAGAAATCGAACATTGCTGACGATAGAATCTTCTTTAATAAGCTTCAAAAAGGTAATTCTAAAGGTCAACAACCAAAAGATAACATTGATACTCTTAACTCGTATCAATTTGACCCAGACTATCACCAAACTTTTGAAGCTTTTAACTACTTAGCAACCTTTAAAAGCTTAGGATTTGATGAGTTGAGACTACTTGCGAGGTCTTTAGTTGTAAGAACTATTGTTTTAACTAGACAAGACCAGTCTTCTGAATACTCTAAACCAGCTTACAAGAAAGGTGAAAAGGGTTGGATTATTGAAAAAAAGAGAAGTTTCTACTCTGAAAAAGAAGACATTTTATCAGATGAAGACAAGGCAGAAATCAAAAGAATTGGTAGTTTTATCTGGAATTGTGGGCAAGAAGATAATGAGTTAAATGACAACTTTGACAAATTCTTACGTAAGATTGTTAAAGATTCTTTAGAATTAGACAATGCTCCTGTTGAAAAGGTTAGAACAAGAACTAATAAATTGTATGGATTTCAAGCTGTTGACGGAGCTACTATTTATCTTACAAAACCTTACAATGATCCGAAATACTTAGAAAATGTTGGAGCTGGTTCTGATGGATTGCCACCTAAAAAGAATGGATATTACCCTAAATATTGTCAAGTTTTTCACCAAAATGAAACAAATGCAGTATTTTTCCCAGACGAAATGTTCGTTATTCAAAGAAATCCAACAACAGATGTTTATAAAAACGGCTATGGTTACTCTGAGTTAGAGGATTTAGTACCATATTTGAACTGGTTATGGTTTTCTGATGAGCATAATGGTAAATTCTTTACTAATGGCTCTGCTCCTAAAGGATTTTTTACCTTAGCAGAGGGAAGTGCGTCAAGAATTAAGGATTTTAAACAACAATACTCAGCTCAAAACAAATCTTACCAAAATTCACACAAGTTGATGATATTTTCTGGTGATATTAAGTGGAATGACATGCAGAAGTCAAACCGAGACATGGAATACGAGGCTTGGAAAGACTACTTAATTAAGGTTACATGTGCAATGTACAAGATTGACCCAGCAGAAATCTCTTTTTCTTTCAAAAACTCTGGAGTTTATGGAGCTAATGACAAGGAAATGAGAAAGCATTCTATGGAAAAAGGTCTTGTTCCGTTATTAAAAACCATCGCAGAATATATTAACAAGCACATATTAGAAGAGTTAAACCCTAATTATGTATTTAAGTTCGTTGGTTTTGAAAACACTGAGAAAGCTGATGTAGAAATAGCATCATCTGAGATTGCAAGTTACAAAACTATCAATGAAGTAAGACGAGAAAAAGGATTAGAAGAATTGGCTGGTGATGAATATGATACCGTATTAAACCCAGTATTAGTTCAAATAAAGCAAACAGAGCAACAAATAGGAGGAATGGAAGACACAGGTGTAACTCCACAAACAGAAAAAAATGTGGATAAAATGATGAAAGATTTTAACATAGAATAAAATGAAGTTTTTTTTTAACATGTTTGGTTTTGATGGGATGCAAGATTTTGTACTATCAACCTTTGGAGTATTCTTAGCTAAGAACTCGCTACTCGTAAGCCTTACCATAGGCGTTTTAGCTGGCAACATTGAACGATTTGTAGGTTTAGAGCCTGTTGTGTTCTTAGCTGTTATTTGTTTGTTTGTGCTGGAGATTATTACAGGAATAACAGCATCAGTGTTCTTTAAAAAAGAGCCTTTCGATAAAGAAAAGTTAGGAAGAAGCATTGTAAAGTTAGTAGCTTACCCAGTTTTACTATCTTTAATTCACAACTTCCAGCAATTTGATATTGGAAGTATTGATGTTTTTGGATTCGGCATTGACTTTTTCAGTATCGCTCATACAGCTTTGGTATTTTTAGTTATATTGCAAGTTTTAATATCTTTCTTAGAGAATTTAACTATTATGGGCTTCAAAGAACTTGAATTGATCACAAAGATATTCAAAGTAAAGTTAAATATTTTCACTAAGAAAGTTGATAAGGAAAAAGAAAATTCATATAAATGAGAGAATGGATAATATTTGCTAAGGAACTTGTTGTAAGGATGAGTTCTAAGCATACTTGGTACGTTATAATAACATCAGTGCTGTTATATGTGTATATAGATATAAAAAGAGACATAAAAAGCGTTAAAAGGAGACATTACTCGTTTGAATTAGCTAACAATCATAGTAATTATATAAATCTTAGACTTAATGTGATAAGAAAGCAAATTGGAGCTACTCAACTAAGTATTTCTGGATTTCATAATGGCATTGTAACCTTTGAAAGACTTCACATTCAACACATGAGTAGAATATTTGAAGCAAAAGCAAGTGATGTCATGAGTAAAGATGATATTACAGACAAATATCCTACAATAAAGTTTCAAGCTCAAATAAATAGAATGATAGCTGATAATTATATCTATATTAAGGATGTAGAAAATTGTGAGGATCTAACCATACAGATGGTTATGAAGCAATATCATGTAAAATCAGTAATATATATGCCTATTAGGTTTAAAAATGAGCTTGGTAAACGTGTTGTAGGTGGATTTGCTTGCGTTGAATACGACAAAAAGACAAACTTTGATGAAAAATACCTATCAGCAGTTCAAGGACAAATGAAAGAAGTTGAATTTATGATAGATAACGCAATAAGTAAATCTCCTAAAGTAGCAAAAAAGGAGCTTTAAATATAAAAACCTCTATAAGTTAATATAGAGGTTTAGTTTTTATAAGTCATAGAAGTCCTTAATTTCTTCGATTTTACTTTTTGTTAATTAATTTATATAAAAGAAAGGCGAACAATCCTATAAGAAATACAGAGCCGTAAACTATTACATTTTCTTCCATTTCTCTTCTGTTTTTACAAGTTGGATTCTGCATACACTCATTAACCCTCTTCTGTTGTTGCTTTTTCTCATTACAAATACACCACTTAACGTATTTACTTTGGTCGTATCTACTGTATATTTTTCCATCTGGACAAGTTACATAAGACATATTGTTATAGTTTATTGATAAAGTTTTTATAATCTACTGGTGATAAATACTCTTTTATAGCTTCACTCAATGAAGCATGTGACTTTCCTATCGTTTTACTTGGCTCAAACCTAACATCACCTTCATTAGTTTGAAACTTATCATTAAACTCTTCTAATGAGTAAATAAATGCAGTTCCGTTAGGCTCTCCCTCTCTAAGTAAAACTATAAAGTCTTTCCACTCGCCTAATTCCTTCTTTCTAAAATCTCTAACTATCATAGAGAATCTCATTTTGGTTTCTTTGTGTATATATATCATAATGAAAGCCATTTATAAACTACAAAACACATCAGTATCAAAAAAGACACTGCACTTGCTACTAATTCAAATTGTTTATCCTTCATTGTTTAACTTGTTTAGTATTTTTATTAATAATTCTTGGTTTTTTCTAAGTATTTCATTCCTCTCATTAATCTTAAAGTACCAGCAATAGATTTCTCTTGATAAAAAGAATCCTATAATTAAAAATAATACTGAGAATGTTAATATTTGTGCGTTACTTGTTATTAATTGTGTCATCATCTTTTTCTTCTGTTATAATTTTCTTTTTGTATAAATACCTCGAACAGTATCAAAAAACTGATCAGATATAGTTACTTGGTTTGGAATTTGTCTATAAAGAGCTTTAACCTCATCATTCCATTGTAAATCATGTCTTTTTTCGTATGATTCTGTTCTCATGTAGGCAACTGCTTCTTTTAGAGTTGAAATTCCCTCTATTTTTACCTTAATATTGTTTTTTACTACCAACTTATCCATACTTTTAACATATTTTGCTATGTATGACCTCTCAAAGCCTGTCAATTTATGCAAAGCGTGACCAGAAACAGTAAAATTCCAGTCATAAATACTATCTACGTTTTCTTTTTTACTGTAAAATGAATAAACTTCTTTTGGTTTTGAAACTTCTTTAAGCAATCTTTTTTGAACTTTTGAATTTCTAACACTATAAGGATTTACAGTATTAGATTTTTCCCCCGTTGTTACACATCTATTAGAAAGTTGCTTTTTATATTTTTTTCTTGTATTGTATTCTTGTGTTTTTAAATTATTATTAATCTCTAAGCAAATAAGGCTATCTTTGATATACTCTACTATCTTTCTAAAGCTACCTAAGCTTCTTAATTCAACCGAAACCTTATATTCTACATTAGTGTCCTCTAAAGAGTCGTAAAACCCTTCATACGAGCTTAAAACGTAAAAAGATTCACCATTCTTGCGAGTTCTTTTAATTAAAAGACCCCACTGAGTAAGTTTAGATAATAATTCTTTAGAAATTCTTTTAGAAACGTTAAAATTGCGTTGAATCTTATCAGCAATTTGTGGAAGTGTATCGTAAAACACTCCTTTAGGATTAGCCTGCTTTAGGCATAAAAAATAACAATACTCACGCAACAAGCCATTATCATTTAAGAACGATAATGTGTTTGCTCTAAGGCGTACTTGCTTTTTACAGATGTGAATATTGCTCATTGATACAAAATAAAAAATGCCCTTGTAATAAATAAGATTATTGGGAGTTTCTTATCTATTAAAGGGCATTGTTACCTTTAAATTCTTTATTCAGATTAATTATTGACTCTCCCAAAACCAACAACCTTCTCTCTTAATGATGATACAAATATAGGAAACAAAAATGACAATTCCTAATAAAAACTTAACTTTTTTTGCAACACCTCTTTTGGAGAATTGAATGAGTTACAAATATACGAAAAATTTTCATTAAAAGGGGGCTACTTATCCTTCATTTTTAATAAGTTTTAACACCTCTTCTAAGTTTTCAAGACTAATTCCAGTAATGTCTGACTGTAATGATTTTAATTCATTCAGAACCTCATCAAATAACCTCTTTTTTGAAAGGTGTGACTTATATATGTCATGCAATTCTTTAGAATATTTAACGCATAAATTTCTATCTTTCGCATTTTCTAATAAAACACCTTTATCATCAACCCTAAGTCCAGTCTCTTTATCATAGAGACCACAACTTGTTTGAAAAAAACTACTTTTTACCTCAATAACCCATCTTGAAGCATGAAATACTGCTGATTTTTCAGAGTTATAAAACGACTCAACGCCTTTATTTCCATTAAACTTCAACAAAACTCTATCTCCTACCTTTAAATCTTCAAATTTACTCATAATTTCCTTGTTTTAATTAATACAACAGCAATGTAACACCTTTGTTAGAATAATCCTAACAATCTTATAATTTTATCATCAAAAATTTCAAGATTAGTATAGTAATCTTTACTTTTACTTTCTACGGAACACAAAAAGGTAGGCATAGGTGAATTAATTAAAACGCCACATCCTATTATGTGCGAAAAATCCCTTTTTGCTTCAATTGAGTAAGTCCAATCATCATAAGGCGTTAAGTTCGGCAAATAGTAGTCTACGATATGCTTTCTAATTACACCATCAACCCCTCTTTCTTTAGGTTTTGAGACTCGGTAAGTATTTTTCCTATCTCTACATTACTTTCATCAATAGAAAGTAATAATTCCATCAAATTATCTATTTTTCCACTCATTTTCTAACTGTTCTTGGGTATAACTTTGAAAATTCATAACTAATTCATTCTTTCTTGCACTTATAAAGTCTGATTTTCGCTTAGATTCAACTAATTTATCCAATAAAACTGGTTTATAATCAACATTCTCAACACAAACGTTAACATAGCGAAGATCTGGAATAATTTTATCATGAATGTGACCATGAATATTAAGCAAGAATCTATCAACTTCGCTCTCATGAATGGGAATATGTGTTAAAATGCACCCTTTTAACTTAACACAGCCACAAATATGATTGACATATTCTAACAATTTTGAAGAATGTTGAGGTTTGTCATGATTGCCGAGAACAACTTTCTTAACTCCATTCAACTTATTCAGCAATTCATAACCTTGTGTTTTCTCCATAGTTATGTCTCCTAATATCCACACCACGTCTCTTTTAGTGACGATACTATTCCAAGCATCAATGATATGATTATCGTGACTTAGAACGTCTTTAAATCCTCTTTTAGTAGCCATGTTACAGTGACCAAGATGCAAATCTGATATTACATACACTTTACTCATAATCTTCTTCTTTTTTTAGGTAGTGAATTAACAAAATCTTCTTTTAACTCTTCCATCGTCTTACCATACTTAGGAGCTTTACTAAGTGAGATTCTATTTCCATTTTTATCAAACAACACCACAACATCATCTTCAAATGTAAAGTAGTGTGATTTAGCTTTATTAATGAAGTGCTTTTCTCCTTCTTCGTTCATCATGTAGCAAATATACTACCTTTAAACGACAAAAACAAGGGTTTACGTAAAAAACCCACTACTATAAAGGGGGATGGAAGGGGGTGTTAGTTTGTAGTCCCCATTTTATTAATTCTACCCTTGATATTAATCAGTATTTTCCGTATATTGTAAAACATTAATAAAGAAAGATATGAGAAAGTTAACAACAGAAGAATTTATAAATAAAGCAAAGAAGATTAAGCCTCATTATGATTATAGTAATGTAAAATACACAGGTAGTCAAACAAAAGTAAAAATTACTTGTGACAAGGGGCATGAATTTCGCATTGAACCCAGAATGCTCATCTCTGGTCAAGGTTGTGCTAAGTGTAGTGTTTTTTATCAACACTCCACTGAACAGTTCATAGAGAAAGCGAAGAATATCAAACCTAATTATGATTACAGCAAAGTAGACTATACCAATAGCAAAACAAAAGTAAAAATTATTTGCGATAAGGGACATGAATTTGAAATTAGACCACACAATCTTTTTTCTGGTCAAATATGCTCAAAGCGCAGTAGGAAACCTCGACATACAACAGAAGAGTGGATTTTAGAAGCAAAGAAGATCAAACCTAATTATGATTATAACAAAGTAGACTATATTAATAGCAAAACAAAAGTAAAAATTATTTGTAACAAGGGTCATGAATTTAGAATTAGACCTACAAGTTTAACCTCTGGGTCGGGTTGCGCTAAGTGTGCGTCAAGCAAAGGAGAAGAAGCAATAAGAGAGTTTCTTAAAAGTAATATTGTTGAGTTCTCAGAGCAAAAAAGGTTCAAAGGTTGTAAAAATAAGAAAAGCCTTCCTTTTGACTTTTACCTCCCTCATCTTAAAACCTGCATAGAGTTTGATGGAGAACAACATTTCAGACCTATCGGTTATTTTGGAGGGATTGAAGCTTTTGAACAAAATAAGATTAATGACTTTATAAAAGATACTTATTGCATCAACAATAATATCAATCTTATCCGTATTGCTTATAACGAGGATATAATTAACAAACTTAAGGAAAGCCTTAATTTATAGGAAGAGCCCCCTATTTTATATTTATATTTTGTATCTTTGTGTTGTACAAAATATAAATATATGATTTTAAAAGCTGGAGATGATTCGTTCTTCTTTATTGATAATGAACCTTACCAACGAGGTGATTACAGGTTCATATTTAAAAGAGAGAACCCAAACCTTGTATCTCTATTTGACAAAGGAGAGAGCGTAACTAAATTTGGATTTAGAAACATTTCTGATTGGCAAGGGCAAGTAGACTCCAACCCTCCATTTACATTTGCTAGCAAAGCAGATATGCAATCCTTTTATAAGGACTTTTTTTTTTAAAAGTGGAAGTGGTGGTGAGATAGTTGATAATTCAATACCTCTTTCTAAGTTAGAACAGATATTTGGAGAATCTTTGCTTGGCAACTACGACCCTGTGACGGGGAATGTTAAAGTAGTAAACGTTGGTGATGGATTAAAGTTTGTAGGTGATACTTTAGAAACTGATATTACTATTGACGGTTGGGATGGAGAGGTTAATACCCGAAATGATTTACCAATTACAGTAGGTGACCCTCCTGTTGGTTCTGTTTACTTAGTGTTACAACCTATCACTGAGTCAATAATGGGCATTCCTTATAAAACTTATCAGTCTGGTTTGTATTTGAGAAGTTTTAACACGGGAGCTTTAACAGACTGGGAAAGGATGAATGTTAAAACTCAATTCACTGATGCTGAGTTTAAGGTTGTTGATGCTGACAATACTTCAAGACAAGCTAAGTTTGATGTTGGAGGCGTTTCAAGTGGGACTGTAAGAAGTTTAACGGTACAAGATAAGGACTTAACTATTGCTGGTTTAGATGATATTACTACTATTGGTGCTGAGAACATTGGAACTGAGGGTGAGGAACTATTTAAGCAGATAGCTAACAAACTTATTCAGATTAAAAAGATAGTTGGTAAAGGTGACGTTAATATCACAAGTAACGTTGCTAATGATACAGTTGAAATAGAATTAACTGTTCCCGCTACTCAATGGGGTGGTATTCAAGGAACTTTGTCAGACCAAACAGATTTACAAAATGCACTTGACACTAAGATTGAAGGTGCTACTAATATTGGAACTGAGGGTATTGGTGTATTCAAGCAAGTTACCAACAAGATTAATGAACTTAAAAAGATTGTTGGTAAAGGTGATGTAAATGTGACTGAGAATGTTGCTAATGATACTATTGAAATTGAGTTAACCATTCCTACTGTAACTATAAGCTGGGGTGACATTCAAGGAACTTTATCAAATCAAACAGATCTCCAAAATGCACTTGATGCTAAGATTGATGGTGCTGAGAACATTGGAACTGAGGGTGAGGAACTATTTAAGCAGATAGCTAACAAACTTATTCAGATTAAAAAGATAGTTGGTAAAGGTGACGTTAATATCACAAGTAACGTTGCTAATGATACAGTTGAAATAGAATTAAATGTTCCCGCTACTACAAAAGTTGTTTCTTATAGTAGTATAGCTATAAACAATTTTAACAGTAATGCTTTAACTAATGTTTCTAATATGCAAGTTACGATAGCAAAGATTGGAGATTATTCTTTTGTATCAACTATTAATTGTAGTAATGATAATAATGAAGAAGTTGAAGTTACTTTAGCAATTACTCCAATATCTTCTCGAAACATCACTTTAATAGATGGCACTGTTCAAGCTTTAACGGCTGGTGTTCAATTTTCTTTTGTAAAACAATTACAGTTTGACACGCAAAAGAAAAACCAAGACCAAACTTTACAAAGAGATTTTATAATCAATGGACTGCTTGTTGGCGATCTTATAGATGTTCAACTTAATACAAGAGGAGATAATGTAGATATTGATAATAGATGGCTAACAGGTTTTTCAGTTTCATAAATGGTAGATTGCAAAAAGTGCGTAAATAGTGGGTGTTGTAAACTTGTTATTGAAATAAGCAAAGAAGAATACAATAGTCTTTCAAGCAAAGTAAAAAAGGAGTTTACAAAAAATGTTGATTCCTTTTTAGAAAAAAGTCCACATCTAAAAGGTTTTATAGAAAAGGATCTTGAAGTTTTGTATGAAGGTAATTATGCAAGAATGAATAAGGACAAAGATGGTTATTGCCCATTGCTTGATAGAGAAACAATGTTATGTTCAGTTTATGAAGAACGTCCAC